ATTGGGGTTCCTTTTTTTGACAAGACATCACAGGTTGCCGTGGCGAACACGCCAACGCCGATCCTGTTGCGCTCAACGGACCCATTCAGCCGTGGCGTCAAAGTCGAATCAAGCAGCCGGATCACCGTCGAGCATCCCGGTGTCTACAGCTTCACCTTCTCCATTCAGTTCAGCAATACCAGCAACGACATCCATGACGTCAATGTCTGGCTGCGAAAGAACGACAGCGGCGCCAGTGGTGACGTACCAGATAGCGACAGCCGCTTTAGCGTCATTAGCCGCCACGGCGGCGTGGATGGGAACGTTATTGGCTGCGTCAACTTCGTGTTGACCTTGACGGCAGGTGACTACATCGAGCTGATATGGGCAACCGCAAACGCAGCGGCCTACATCCACGCTGAGCCGGCGGCCAGCAGTCCGTTTGCGCATCCAAGCATCCCCGGCATCATCTGCACAGCGGTTCAGGTAGCAGCAGCATGACCACCAAGCGCGAGACGATCCTGGCCGCGGTCCGCACCGCACTCACGGGCACCACCGGCGTCAGCACGCGGATCTACCGCAGCCGGGTGGAGCCGATCAGCAGGGCCGAGAGCCCGGCGATCGTGGTGGAGCCGCTCAGCGACAACGCCAGCCAGAACACCAGCCTGCCGACGCTCGACTGGTCGATGACGGTGCGGGTGACGGTGATCGTGCGCGGGGCCATTCCCGACCAGATCGCGGACCCGATCGTGGAGAGTTTGCACGGCAGGCTGATGGCCGATCTGACGCTCGGCGGCTATGCGATCGACATTCAACCGATCGGCGTCACCTTCAACTTCGCCGAGGCTGATGGCGCAGCTGGTGAAATCCAGTGCGACTATCGTGTGCTCTATCGGACCTCGGTCACAAATCTCGCGAGCTGATCATGGCTACGATGGTGGACGAATACTGGGGCCAGGGCGGGACTTACCTGCTCGACCCTAAAACCGGCAAGCGGACGCTCATCGAGCGGACGGAGCCGGCCCAACCCTCCCAACCTGACGAGGTAGAGAGCAATGCCGCTCCTGAGCCGCAAGCGCCTGATCCTGGCGAAGACTGAATCCACCTACGGGACCGACAGCACCCCTGCAGGCACCGATGCCGTGCTGGTGCGCTCTCTGGAGGTGACCCCGATCGAGGCTGATGTTGTCAGCCGCGATCTGATCCGCCCCTACCTCGGCAACAGCGACCAGCTGCTGGCGAACGTTCGAGTGAACTGCTCCTTCGAGGTTGAGCTGGCCGGCTCCGGCACCGCCGGCACTGCTCCCCGCTATGACGCGCTGCTGAAAGCGTGCGGCATGTCTGGCACTGTTGTGGCCGCCACCAGCGTCACCTATGCGCCAGTGAGCTCCAGCTTCAGCTCCTGCACCATCATCTACAACGTCGATGGTGTGCAGCACAAACTGACGGGCGTTCGCGGCACTGTCACGATGAACTGCCAGCTCGGGGAGATCCCGACGCTGCAGTTTGAAATGACCGGCATCTACAACGCGCCCACCGACACCGCGCAGCCTTCCGTTACCTATTCGGCGCAGGCCACCCCGCTGATCTTCCGCGAGGGCAACACCTCCGCGTTCTCGTTCTTCAGCTACAGCGGCTGCCTGATGTCGGTGGACTTCAACCTTGCCAACGAGGTGGTCTACCGCGAGCTGATCGGCTGCACGAAGGAGATCCTGATCACCGATCGCAAGCCGGCCGGCACCGTGGTGATCGAGGCACCGACCATCGCCACGAAGGATTACTTCTCGCTGGCGATCGGCAACACCACCGGCAACCTGACCTTCCAGCACGGCACGACCGCCGGAAACCGGGTAACCTTCACGGCATCTCAGGTGGATGCAACACAGCCTGCTTACACCGAGCAGGACGGCATCCAGATGCTCAGCGTCCCCTACGTGGCCCTACCGACCACTGCCGGGAACAACGAGTTCAGCCTGGCCTACACCTGACCATCGGAGCGCCTGAATGGCATTCGTTCTCTCACAGTCGAAGTCCTACAGCTGGCCGGTCACCGTCGAGTTCCCCATCGACGGCGGCCGGTTCGACAAACAGAGCTTCGATGCCGAGTTCAAACGACTTCCCCAGACCCGCATCCGCGAGATCTGGGATGCCATTCAGGCTGGTGAGCTGAACGACGACGACCTCTGCGCCGAGGTGCTGGTCGGCTGGGTCGGCATTCAGGACGCCAAGGGCGGCGATGTTCCCTTCAGCGAGAAGGCAAAAACCGACCTGCTGAACGTGCCGCTGGTGGCGGCCGCGATCGTGACCAGCTGGCTCGACAGCCTGGCGAAGGGCAAAAGAAAAAACTGACGGACGCCGCTGAGCATTGGGCCGGCGGCGCAGTCAAGGATGAGACCGCGGCAGATGCTGCAGCCTTCGGGCTGGAGCTCCCCGAGCAACGGTCGGACGATTTTGAGGTGTGGCCCGAGAACTGGGACGCTGTGGAGATGTTCCTGCGCAGCTCAACGCAGTGGCGCACCACGATGAACGGTGCGCTCGGGCTCGATTATTCGGTACTGGAGTGGCTCTTTAGACTGTACGAAGTCAAGGAGCCGCGCGCCCTTCTGGAGGACCTGCAGGTGATGGAAGGCGCGGCTCTGGCAATGATGAACAAGGAGGGCTGACGCCATGGCGATGTCCCTCGACACGGCGATCAAGTTCACGGCCAAGCTGGAAGGCTCGGGGCTGGACCAGCTGAAGCGCAGCCTGCAGGGGCTGGCGCAGCAGTCCAAGATCACGAAGGTCGCGCTCGGCCAGGCGAACATCGACATCGAGCGGATGGCCCGCGCGGCCGGCAACACCACCGCCGGGCTGCGCAACCACATCGCCGCGCTGAAGCAGCTCCGCGACAACGTGGACATCAACAGCCAGGCCTACCGCCGGCTGGGCAAGCAGATCGATGAGCTGGAGGCCAAGCAGCGCAAGCTGAGCGGCGCCGGATCGGGCCGTGGCGGCCTGTTCGGCATGATTGGCGGCAGCGGGCTGGCGGGCCTTGCCGCGGCCGCTGGAGGCGGCCTGGCGGTGAAGTACATCGCCGACGCGGGGCTCGCGGCTGAGAGCGCGCAGGTGCGGCTCCGGGCGCTGTCGGACCAGTTCGGCGAATACAACCAGGCGCAGGCGGCCACCGCGCGGATCGCCGAGACGCTGCGGCTGAGCACGACAGAGGCGGCCGATGGGTTCGCGAGCCTCTACGCCTCGCTGCGACCGACCGGGATCGGCATCAAAGAGCTCGAGGACGCCTACATCGGCTTCTCTGCCGCGGCCCGTAACAGCGGCGCGACGGCGCAGGAAACCAGCAACGCGCTGATCCAGCTGAAGCAGGGCCTCGCCTCCGGCGTGCTGCAGGGTGAGGAGCTGCGCTCGATCCGCGAGCAGGCGCCGCTGGCAGCGCAGGCGATCGCAAAGGAGCTCGGCGTCACGATCGGCGAGCTGAAGGGGCTGGCTGCCGAGGGCAAGGTCACCACCGACGTGGTGCTGTCGGCACTGGGCAAGCTGAAAGGCACGCAGCTCGGCACGCTGAACCAGCAGTTCCAGACTGGTGCGCAGGCGCTGCGCGACCTGCAGATCGAGCTGGAGAAGGCGGCGCAGGGCATTGCCAAGGCGTTCGGCCCGACCGCGATCAAGCTGCTGCGCGCCTTCACCAGCGCGGTGGAGCGCATTTCTGACGGCCTCGGCCTTACCGAGGGCGCTGCCGGGCGCAGGGAAGATCGCATCCGCGCCGATCTGCAGGCGAACAGGGAATCAAACGCCAAGTTCGGCATCGGAGGCGTGTTCCGCTACGGCTTCCAGATTGATGAGTTCCAAGACAAGCGATCGAAGGAGCTGTTCGCGCAGTTCCAGGCCGAGCGCCAACGTGCGGCGCAGAAGGCCGCGGGACTGGAGGCCACCACCGCCGACCAGCGCGAGGCTCGCGAGGCCGCTGCTGCAGAGCGCCAAGCTGGCCGCGATCGCGCGCGTGCTGAGGCCCTGAAGGAGCAGCTGAAGGTCCGCGAGGACATGGAGGAGAAGCTCGCCGATGCCGCGCAGAAGCGCGCGCAGGAGCTCGCCGACTTCCAGAAGGAATCGATCCGCCGGGCCGCTCAGCTCGAGCGTGATCTGGGCGATCAGCGGCTGCAGGTGGAGCGCTCCATCTCCGAGGCCCGGCGCCGCATCGCCGAGCAGGAGCAGGACATCGCGCTGGAGCAGGAGAAGCAGCGGCTCCGCGCAGCCGGGCTCAGCACCGAGGGCATCGAGGCGGCCGGCCGGATCAATGAGATCTTCCGCCGCTACAGCGAGCAGCGCATCCAGAACGAGCAGAACGCAACCGATCGCCAGACCGATCTGCAGCGCCGGCTCGAGGAGTTCAAGATTCAGACCGCGGACGGCATCGGCCGGATCCAGGAGGGCTACGCGCGTTCGGTGAGCAACATCCTGCAGGACGCAGGCAAGAAACTCGGCCAGCTGATGGAGGCAGGCGCGCAGAATGCAGCGTCAACGCTGACCGGCGCAGGTGGTGCTGCGGGTGCAGGGGCAGGCGGCGGGTTCGTGACCGGCGGCAACCTCAGCAGCCAGGCGAAGGCGCTGGTGGCGGCCGCGGCCAAACTCGGCGTGTCACCGCTCGATCTCGCCACGATCATCGGCTTTGAGACCGGCGGCACCTACAGCCCCTCGAAGATGGGCGGTGCTGGTGGCAACTACATGGGCCTGATCCAGTTCGGCCCGAACGAGCGCCGGCAGTACGGCGCCCATCGCGGCCAGAGCTTTGAGGAGCAGGTGCAGGGGCCGGTGGTCCGCTACTTCCAGGACCGCTTCAAGGGCGTGGGAATGTCCACGCAGGGCGCTGATCTGCTGACGCTCTACCGCACGGTGCTGGGCGGCAACCCCAAGGCCAGCCTGACCGGCCGCGATGCGTTCGGCACCAGCCCGCAGAGTGGAGTGGCCGCGATGGCCCCTCACCGCGCAGAGGCCCGGCGCCGGTTCTTCAGCGGCGCCACGATCAGCGGCTCGGCCGGCGCCCCGATCTCCCCCACCATGACGCCACCCCCGGCCGGCTTCGATCCGAGCTCAATCATGGGCGGGATCAATAGCCAGGGCGCAGCACTCGGCGCTGCGTTCGGCACCGAAACGGCCGTGAAGAACCAGCAGAACTTTAACGACCTGATCAAGGCGCTACGGGTGGAACTCGGCGGGATGACGGCCGACCTCGACGGCCAGACGAAGAGCACGAAGGATCAGCTGGCTGACACCAACGCGCTGATCGAGGCGCACCGCGCCGGCCTGTCGCCCGAGCTGGCGCAGCAGACCCTCGACGTGCAGCGGGCGGCGCTGGCTGAGGCCGAGCGGCTCGACGCGATCGAGTTCCGCATCGCCGAGGAGCTGAGGAGCAATCAGCTGACAGAGGAGCAGCGGGTCGCGCTGGAGAGCGTGCTCCGGTCGGTGCAGCTGCGCCGCGATGCCCAGCCCGAGATCGTGGCCGGCATCCAGCGCGAAAACGTCGAGCTCGAGCGCGCCAAGCAGAACCTGGAGGCGATGAAGGCCCGCCAGCAGGAGCTGCAGGACCTCTACGCCAGCATCAAGGGCACGCTGGCGCAGGGCGTGATCGGCGGCATCGACGCGGCGATCGAGGCGGCCATGACCGGCGCCAAGGATCTCGACGACCAGCTGAAGCAGATCGCCGCGGGTGTGCTGAAGCAGATCGGCTCGGCGCTGATCAAGTTCGGCCTCAACTCGCTGTTCCCCGGCTTTGGCTTCGCCAACGGCGGCGTGATGACCAACAACGGCCCGGCGCCCCTGAAGCGCTACAGCCAAGGCGGCATCGCCAACCGCCCCCAGCTGGCGCTCTACGGCGAGGGCAGCAAGCCCGAGGCCTACGTGCCTCTGCCAGACGGCCGGCGCATCCCCGTGGCGCTGCAGGGCGACAAGATGCGCGATGCAATGGGCAGCGGCCCGATGCAGGCTGCAACCAGCCCGGTGCTGAACATGAGCTTCCAGAGCACCAACATCGGCGGCGTCGAATACGTCAGCCGCGATCAGCTCGAGTCGGCGATGGCAGCCACCCGGCGGCAGGCGGCCCGCGACGGTGCCAAGCGCGGGATGTCCATGACGCTCGATAAACTGCAGCAGAGCCCGTCCACCCGTTCCCGTGTGGGGCTGCGCTGATGGCTGACCAGTTCCCGAGGATCAAGCCGACCAGCCGGGCCTTCAAGCTCGGCGCCTTCCCCACGAAGGTCTACCGCGCGCTGTCGGGCGCCACCGTCAAGCGCAGCTTCGGCAACCGCGCCAGCGGCTACGAGCTGCAGCTCAGCTACGAGAACATCAGCGACACCACCACGGCGCAGCTGCTGGCCCATTACACCGCCACCTCGGGCGGTTTCGAGCGGTTCACGCTGCCGGCCGACATCTTCGCCGGGATGAGCGACACGCTGCGCGGCTACATCCAGGCTCCGACCAGCATCAAGTGGGAATATGCCGCGGCCCCTGAGGTGCAGTCGGTCTACACCGGCCGCAGCCAGGTGAGCATTCAGCTGATCGGAGAGCTCGACTTCTGATGACTGAGCTGCGGATTTGCCAGTTCCTGAAGCTGCGCACCACCGATGGAGCCACCCATCGCTATCAGAACTATTTCGTGGGGCAGAACGCCTCGCTGCAGAGCGAGAGCTACGCCTTCGCGCCCTTCCGCGCCGAGGGTTCGCTGGCCACGCTGAACGGCGAGAACGCGCAGCTGCAGGTGCTGTTCCCGCATGTGGACTTCGCGCTGGTGTTGGTGGAGGCCGGCGACGGCAACCGGCTCAGCGAGCTGACGCTGACCACCGCCTGGCTGAATGCTGCGGGCACGATCACCAACACCGTCACCGATTACTACATCGGCCTCGGCGCCAGCTTCAGCGACACCACCATCGAGCTGCGCTTCAGGTCGGCTATCGACAGCGTGGGCTCGAGCTTTCCCGGCCGCAGTTTCACCCGCGACATGGTGGGACCGCTGCCGCTCAATTCGGAGCTCTACCTGCGATGAATGATCTGGTGGGGCTCACCTATGGCTGGGGCCACCGGCCGGGCGATGGCAGCGGCCGCACCGACTGCTTCCAGCTGGTGTGCGAGGTGCGCGCCCGGCTCGGGCTCCCCAGCTACCGCGAGCAGTTCGAGTGGGTCTATGCCGACTGGACCGAGGAGGCCTTCCCGCGATCGATGATCGCGCGCTGGCTATGTGAGCACGGCACCCGCCTCAAGGCCCCACGGCGCGGCGCTGTGGCCCTGCTGCCGGCCGGCGCCGGTGCAGCGCTCGGCACCCACCTCGGCGGCCCTGTGCTGTTCATCGGGCCGGGGCAGAATGTGATCCAGGCACCGCTGCCCGATGGCGTCGGGCACTACTTCTGGATGGATCGATGACGCGCAAGCTGCTGCCCTACGAGCACGAGCTGATCGAGATCCTGAACGTCTCGGAGGCGGACTACCTCGAGTTCCTGGCGGTGCAGCACGACTACACCCGCTCGCGCGAGGAGAAGCTGCAGGAGCTGCGCGGCGATCCGGTCTCGATCGTGCTGGTGGTGGTCGGCATCATCCTGCAGGCGGTTTCCTACCTGCTGGCCCCCAAGCCCGAGCTGGAGCAGAAGAACCAGCGGCAGCGGCGCGATCAGGTGTTCGCCCCGCGCTTCGGCTTCAACAGCCAGCAGGAGCTGGCGAAGTACGGCGACACGGTGAACCTTGCCTACTGCAACGTGGACGACAACCCCACCGGCGGCGTGCGGGTGGCCACCTCGCTGCTGTGGAGCTCGGTGCATAGCGAGGGCTCAAGCCAGTTCATGCAGATGCTGCTGGCGATCGGCGCCTCGAGGATCGAGCAGATCGCCGCGGGCCGGATCGCCTTTGGTCAGACCCCGATCCGCCAGTTCGCGGCGACGAAGAACTGGACCTATTTCGGCCACAACCGGCCGCTGCAGTACGCCGACATCTTCCGCCCCACCGGCAGCACCAGCGATCCGACGCGCGACGGCCAGGGGCCGGGTGACTTCGCCTACCGCGCCAATCTGATCGGCAACACCTACGTGGAGGGCTTCAGCCAGGCGTTCTCGCCGAGCACGATGACCCGCTGCGGGATCTACGCGCCGATCCCGATCAACGTCAATTTTTACGACCGCGATGAGGACGGCCGCCGGCAGGATGCCGAGCTCGGCGTTGATCTGGAAGACTCGGGCACCTACTGGCCCCGCAACGTGCTGGATGACACTAGGCGCGTGATTCCGGTCGGCGCTGTGTTCACGCTGGTGTTCAAGCGCATTCCGCACGGCAACGACGACGACGTGAAAGAAGCGGCCGCCGAGCTGCGCCGTTCGCTGTCGAGCTACATCGACGCGGCGAGCACGTACAAGCTGGGCAGCGCGCTGTTCAAGGTGGCGCAGCCCATCAGGAACGTAGAGCTCGACGACGGCGCCATGCGCGTGAAGCTCGAGTGCGTCGAGAGCGGCATCTGCCCCACCGAGGATTACGGCACCACCAACTTCAAGCAGAACGAGAAAGTAGCCAACGATGAGATCGTGCTGCTGGAGCAGCAGGTCACCGCGCTGAACGAGCAGCTGCTGAAGAACGAGCCGATCCTGAAGCCTGGCGTTGGCACTTCAATCGACAAGCAACTCAAAGAGATCAGGGATCTCAAGGACCTGATCAATGGACTTGAAGACAGGAAATGGACAAGCGAGGAACTTGATCGGATACTTGACAATGCAGAAAAATTCGATCCGCTTGTAGTCGATACCGCAAAAGAAGTCGACAACATCCGTAACCACAGGAAAAACCTACGCGACAACATCGAAAACGAGCTAGACCTTGATAGCAAGGACCGCCGGCGCGAAAAGATCAAGGAATGGCGCGATGAAATCAAGAACGCTGATCGAAGACTGAAGCGTTGGCAGGCAAAGCTGGAGAGAGCGGTTGCGCGCTACGGTCTGCATAATGAAGCCATTCCTGGCCGCGACAAGACACTGCGCGCAGAAAAAAATGCCCTGAACGAGGTTGAAGAGCGCCTGACTAAGGAGGCAATAAACATCGCCTCAGATGCCAACAACCTCGACCTAGACGAGATGACAGCGCGCGATTCCGGCATCCGCTCGCAGATCAGCACCGCACAGAGCCGCATCCGCACTTTGCAGAACTATTTGAAGAACCCCGAGCGCTGGAACGACTGGTTCAACGTCAAGTGTCTGGTCAAATCAGAAGAGGCAAAATACGAAACCATCACAGAATGCCGGGTGGTGGACTTCGCGCTGAAGGCCCGCGTGTTTAAGCGGGTGCAGGGCCGCGCGAAGAAGTACGGCAAGGTCAGCATGGAGAACTACAAGATCAGCGACAACGGCATCAAGCTGCGGTCGATGTTCTTCTGGGTCTGGTATCGCCGCACCGGAGCCACTGACACCAGCTGGCAGCGCGTGCCCTACATCTTCACGATCCGCCGCGGCTCGGACGTGGACAACTTCGTCTCACTGAAGTTCATCGCCGGCGACAATCTCGGCAAATGGCAGTTCCGCTTCGAGCCGATCGCCGACACCGGCGCCGAGATGAGCTATCACGGGAACGCCGACTTCGCCTACATCGAGAACAGCGGCGACGTGCAGGTGGTGCCCGGTCCCATCGGCGGCCAGTTCACCTTCGTCGGCAGCATCCGCAGCCGCAGCGGCAAGCTGCCCCCCGTAAACGTGAACCCCTCCGAGATCGATGAGTGGGGCCTGTTCTCAATGTTCTCTGACACGCAGCTGACGTTCAGCTTCGATCAGGGGCCGGAGCTGGCAATCACGGCCGTCACCGAGCAGCGCACCGATGGCTTCAACAACTACCCCAACCTCTACGACGGCCTTAGCCTCCTCGGCTTCAACGCCTACAGCGGCCAGGGCATCCAGGATCTGCGCTCGATCTCGGTGTTCGTGCAGAAGGGCAAGATGCTCCGCCGGCTGCGCAATGACGGCACCTACCCGGCATCGCCCGATGGCTCGAGCAGCTATGCCCCCGACATCTTCCTCGACACCATCCTCGACGGCCAGAACGGCATCGGCCGGTTCGCCAAGGTCGGCGGCGTCGATCTGCAGGCGCTCGCCTTCGCGAAGCAGTTCTGCCGGCAGAACAACCTCTACATGGATGGCGTGATCGCTGAGCAGACCCCATGGCGGCAGTTCTGGGCTGAGGTGGCGCCGTTCTCCCTGCTCGAGCTCGGGCGCGTTGGTGGCCGCGAGACGCTGGTGCCAGCCGTGCCCACCGACAGCGCCGGCAACATCACCCGGCAGGTGACAATCTCGGCCCTGTTCAACCAAGGCAACATCCTCGAGGACTCCTACAAAGAGGAGTTCATCGACTTCGGCAGCAACGTGCAGGACCTGATCGCCTCGGTGATCTACCGCGACACCGAAATCGATGGCGTGTTCCCGCGCAACCGCAGCGTGGAGGTGAGCCGCGCCGATTCCGTTGAGGCGAGCTCGGTGCGCCAGACCTTCGATCTCTCCCAGTACGTCACCAACCGCAGCCAGGCGATCCGCTTCGGCAAACTGCTCTGCAACCAGCGCCGGCACGTTCGCCGGGCAATCGAGTTCTCCACCTTCCCCACCGACAGCGTGCTGGAGCCCGGCGCCTACATCTACGTGGCGATCGGCGAGAACCAGTGGGATCAGGTCACCACCGGCGTGATCGAGGCGGGCGGCGCGCTGAACACCCCGATCGCGGGCGGCCCGGTGAACGGCAGCGGCTACCGCGCGCTGGTCTATCAGTCGGGCAGCGACGTGATCAGCCTTTCCAGCATCACCGTCTCAAATGGCATCGCTGCGGCGCTCGCACCCTATGCCGGCCGGCTGTTCGTGCTCGGTCAGACCATCACCCGCCAGCGGGTATTCCGGGTAACGGAAGTGCAGATGGATGAAGAGGGCGAGGTGAGCGTGAGAGCGATCGAACATCCGTGCATTCAGCAGGATGGCCAGACCTTGAGCCTGATCGCCTCCTTCGCGGATAGTGGGTTCTCTATTCGCTAGCCTGACTTCAGACTGGGCCACCGTTCCATGGGCTTCTACACCGGCCGCACCGGCAAGCTGGAGTTCTGGGACGGCGCAGCCTACAAGCCCGTGGCGAAGATCCGCGACTGGTCGCTCGAGGCCAGCGTGGAGCTGCTCAGCACCACCGCGATCGACAGCACCGCGAGCACGTTCACGCCAGGCCTGAAGAGCGCCAGCGGCTCGGCCACGCTGCTCTACTACCGCCTCGAGGCCGGCGAGACGGGGCTGACGCAGTTCACCGCACTACTGGGCAAGATCCAGAAGGTGGGCGCCGTCACCGAGGCGGACCGGGTGAAGCTGAAGCTGAAGGTCAGCGATGCCGCGAACGACGATCTGGAGTTCTTCGCCTACATCACCGCAGCGCAGGTGGGCGTGAGCACCGGCGAGCTGGTGGTGGTGCCGATTCAGTTCACGGTCGATGGCGACTTCCTGCCTGGCGGCGTGATCAGATGACGTTCTTCCTCGGCACCAAGGGCAACGTGCGGCTGCGGCGCGGCAGCTCCGTGAAGATGGGCGAGCTGGTGGACAGCATCAGCCCCGACGACGTGAATACGGACCTGCAGCGGCTGAGCTTCGACCTGGCGCTCGACAACCTGATCACGGGCGATCGGGTGAACATCTCCACGACTGACCCTCGCGGGCTGGTGTGCTTTGCCACGTCGGCCTGGAGCGATGGCGAGCGGCGGCCCGATCTGTCTGCCTATATCAACGTGAACGCTGCCGGCGGCCTGCGGTTTTTTCCGAGCTTCGAGGATGCCGTCAACAACGTGCGGGCCAACGAGATCGATTTGGCTGCCTTTGCCGATCCTGCGCTGCCCATTCAGCTGGTGGTCAAGGACGCCACCTACAACGTGCTCGGGAACGTGGTGGACTACACACTGGCCACCGACCGCGAGGCCATCGACAGCACCAGCCTGAACGACAAGTTCAGGCAGCTCTACTCCGCCGGCCTGCTCTCGGGCAGTGGCACCATCACCTGCGCCTTCGACTACACCACGGCCGGAGTCACCGAGACCCCGCTGCTGATGCTGCAGCTCATCAACCGCCTAGACATCGGATCCGAGTTCGATTGCGCGCTCTACCTCACCGACAAGAGCGTCGATGAGACCGTTGACTCGGTGTTCTACGACTTCACAGCGATGGTCACCAAGGCCGGCGTGCAAGTCACTGCAGGCGACATCATCAACTGCACCGTGGACTTCGTGACCACCGGCGAGATCCGGCTGCAGGTCGGCCAGCCTTCTGGCTACGTGCTGAAGGAAGACGACGATAAGATCAGGCTGCAGCAGTCGCTCGACTTCCTGCTGACAGAAACCGAGGACTAACATGGGTCCTAGCAGTGGTGCCCACGGAGGCTGAGCCTTGGCTGACCAGCGGATTACTCAGCTCACAGCGCTGCCCAAGGCCTCGGTGGATGCCACCGACGTGCTGCCCATTGTGGACATCACGGCATCGCAGACCAAGAAGGTCACGGCGAAGGATCTGGTGGATGCCGGCCTCGATCTGATCGATGTCGCCTCGATCGATCTCAACAAGCTCAACCAGTCCAGCACCACCAAGCTCGGCACCACCGCGCTGGCTGACGACGCCATCACGGCGGCCAAGCTCGGAGAGGACTCCTCGATCTTTGTCGGCAGCACGGCACCGACCACCGACAACTACGAAGGCCGCGGCTGGCTGAACAGCACGAACGACGCGCTGTCGATCTACAAGGCCGGCGCCTACGTGCCCCTGCAGGTGCGGGCCGAGAACATCCCTGCATCGCAGATCGGCACCAGCGAACTGGCCGATGGCGCCGTCACTACCGCCAAGGCCTCCAATCTCGGCACGGCCGCTCTGGCCGATGATGCCGTCACCTACGCCAAGATCCAGAACACCAGCGGCAGCAACGTGCTGCTCGGCCGCAGCTCCTCGGGCTCAGGCGATGTCGAGGAGATCACCTGCACCGCGGCCGGCCGCGCGCTGCTCGATGATGCCGACGCTGCCACCCAGCGCACCACGCTGGGACTGGGCACGCTCGCCACGCAGTCGGGCACCTTTTCGGGCACCCACAGCGGCACCAGCTCTGGCACCAACACGGGCGACCAGACGATCACCCTGACAGGCGATGTCACCGGCTCTGGCACCGGATCCTTTGCCACCACGATCGCGAGCGGCGCGATCACCGAGCTGAAGCTCAGCTCGGGCGCCGTCACCACAGCCAAGCTCTTCGAGGGCAGCGTGTCTGCCGTCAAGCTGGCCAACAACTCGGCCGCCGTCGTGGCGGCCGCCGCGCCATCAGGATCTGGAGCCTTCATCGGCCAGCAGTACCTGAACACGAACACGGCGATCGAATACACCTGGGACGGCACCAGCTGGGTGCGGCAGGCCAGCCTTGGCTCGCTGCTGACCTTCAACGACTCGACACCGCTCACCTTTGCGGTCGCCTACCCCGACCCTTACACCGCCAGCATCACGGTCGGGCTCGACACGCAGGGCGTCAACTACGTGTGGGCTGGCCCGGCCAGTGGCGCCGATGCGCGCCCTACCTTCCGCGCTCTGACAGCAGCAGATCTGCCCAACGCGACGAGCGTGGCCAAGGGCGCGATCATCCCCGGCACCGGCCTATCGGTGACCAGCGGCACGCTGAACCACACCAACAGCACCACCGCGGGCACGTACACCAAGCTGACGGTGGACGCGCAGGGCCACGTCTCAGCCGGCGCACTCCTCAGCGCCAGCGACGTTCCCTCGCTCGACGCCAGCAAGATCAACAGCGGCACCTTCGGCACGGCCTACATCGCCAACGATGCGATCACCGGCCTGAAGCTGGCCAACTATTCGACGGCGAAGGTGGGCGACATTCTGCCCACCGCCGACTTCATCGGGCAGATCTTCCTGAATCCGCTCGATAAAGCCTTCTTCATGTGGGATGGCAACGTCTGGCAGCCGATCGGCATCAGCGCGGGCTCGGTGATCTTCGCCGGCACGTACAACGCCACCACCAACCAGATCGCGACGGTGACCACCGAGGGCACGGCGATCGGCCTCAGCGTCGGCAACCCGCTGCCGGCAGCCTCACAGGTCAATGAGAGCTACTACGTGGTGGTCTCTACCGGCGGCACCGGCGTCAGCCCAGCTCCGGCTGTAGCGCTGGCACCGCCTGACCTGATCCTGTCGAACGGCAGCACCTGGGTCGAGATCGATGTCAGCTCGACCTACGTGGCGCAGACTGCCGCGAACGTCGGGTTCACCCCGGCTGCCAACCTCGGCAGCACCAACGTCCAGGCTGCGCTCGAGGAGGTGTCGAACGAATGCCGCAATGCCACCAACATCACCAGCGGCACGCTGCTGGCGACCCGCGGCGGCACCGGCTTCGGCTCCTACACCAAGGGTGACCTGCTGGCCGCCTCGAGCGGCACAGCCTTGGGCCAGCTGGCTGTCGGCACCAACGGCCAGGTGCTGCGCGCCAACAGCGCCACCGCTACCGGCCTCCAGTGGGGCGATGATTTCGTCGGCACCGTCACCACGGTGACCAGCTCCACCGCGGCGCTCACGGTCGCGACGGCCACCACCACGCCAGCGCTAACGATCCGATCGGCCACCACCTCGGTGAACGGCATTGTTCAGCTGAGCGACAGCACCAGCACCGCCAGCTCAACGGTGGCGGCTACGTCCACTGCCGTGAAGTCGGCCTACGACCTCGCCGCAGCAGCGCTGCCCAAGGCCGGCGGCACGATGACCGGCACGCTGGGGCTCGGCACTGGCGTGAACGTCGTCTTCGAGGGCGCCACAGCTGACGGATTTGAGACCACGCTGACCTGCGCGGATCCAACTTTCGATCGGACAATCACGCTGCCCAACCAGAGCGGCACGGTGGCCGTCACTGCCGACCTAGACGACGGGACCTATTGAACACTGCCGCTAGCCTGAACCCATAATTTCCGGCCTCTGGGAGGCGTTAAGGAATGGCACTGCAGCACCTGCGCTCGAGCACCGCAAACAAGCGCCCCGTGCCCGGCAACATGTCGGACGGGCAGCTGGGTGTGAACACCAACAGCGCCAGCCCCGGCCTGTTCTTCAAGGACAGCAACGCCAACCTCGTCAAGGTTGGCCCCGTGCATGTTGGGACCACGGCCCCGAACGCGAGCCCCGCCGTGGGCGGTACCGCCGGCAACAGCGTGGGCGAGCAGTGGCTGGACACCAGCAGCAGCCGCTACGTCTTCAAGATCTGGGACGGCTCAGCCTGGCGCAGCGAGGCCGGCGAGTTCGTGGACGTAGCCGGCGACGTGATGACCGGCGCGCTCGGCATCGTCGCGGGCTCGGCTGCCAGCCCTGGGCTCTACGTGAGCGGTGACACCGACACGGGCCTATTCAGTGCAGGACTCAATCAGCTCGCCCTGGCCACGGGCGGCACGGGGCGGCTATTCGTGGATGCGAGTGGGCGGATTGGCATCGGCCAATCTGCCATATCTTCCCCACTAGATGATTTACATATTTCATCTGCGGAGCCCGGCTTTCTCCTAGAAGAGACAGACGCAGGAATTGACGAGAAAAGGTGGCGCATTAGAGCAGAAGGATCAATTCTGCGGTTTGAAGGCATCAACGATGCGTTTAACGCAACAACTGCATGGCTAAACGTCACACGCACCACTGGCGCACGCACTGTTGACAACATTGCGTTTAGCACTGGCACAAGCGAGCGTTTGCGTATTACCTCGGCAGGTTTGGTTGGGATTGGCGCCAGCATTGGCACTTGGGCTCCTGGAGCAACGCTTGACGTGCGCTCTGGTTCCAACAGCACAACCGTCGAAGAAATTGCTGCTTTTGCGCGGCCAGACGCAGCAGTTCGTGCGTCAATCAATAAAGGTGTAGTTTCTGGTAATGGTATTTCATTTGGCACTACCACAAATCATCCGCTTGTATTAAGGACAAACGCCCTTGAAAGGATTGCTGTAGGCGCCACTGGTACAACAACATTAACATCTGACGCGTCTATTGCACCGTTAATTGTCAATATCAGCGCCAGCGAGGTAGCCCGCGTCACCAGCGACGGCTACCTGCGCCTCTCCTCCAGCAGCCCCGGCATCCAGTTCGGCGGCGACACTGCCGCGGCAAATGCGCTGGATGACTACGAGGAGGGCACCTTCACGCCGACCGTGACGGGCAGCTCGACCGCTGGCACCGGCACCTACAACACCAACGGGCAAGTTGGGCGCTACACGAAGATCGGCAATCGCGTGAGCTTCACGATCTACGTGGATTGGAGCGCTCACACCGGCACCGGCAACCTCCGCGTCAGTGGCCTGCCGTTTACTTCAAACTCTGCCGCGAACGCATTCAACGCTGTTGCGCTTTACGCAGGCGCGCTGACGTACACAGGGCCAATGCTGCAGGCCTATTTCGGCGCCGGATCCACCACGATCATCATCGGCCAGATGACGGCGGCGGGTGTAGCCAGCGGCGTTCCTATGGACACTGCGGCAAACCTCACCCTCACCGGCCATTACGAGGTTTAACCTACGTTCACCCCTAATCAGACCGGAGGCCTGATCGGATGGCACTAACCAAACAATCCATCGTGGACAAGATCGAGGTGGTTGGCCCCTACAGCCACCTGCAGGTCCGCGTCTGCGAGCGCGTGCTCGAGGACGGCGAGGTGATCGCCGAGAAGTTCCACCGGCACATCATCACCCCCGGCGCCGACACCAGCGGCGAAGATCCGCGCGTGCAGGCGATCGCCGGCATTCTCCACACGCCTGAGGTAATCTCCGCCTATCAGGCCTCTCTCACCTCAACCTGATGGCCGTCAAATCCAAGACCGGCACCGCGCGCCTCGATCACCAACCGGGGCCGCCCAAGACCACCAGCCAGGGGTTCGGCCAACACAGCCGGCCCCGGCGCCGTGGGAAGAAGCCCCTTCGCGGGCAGGGCCGGTAATGGACCGCGACACGCTCGAAAACTGGCGCAAGATCCGCGACCACCTAGAGCGTGTCGGACAAACCGAGAACCACTACTACCGGCGCGCCCTTGCCATCCTCGCCGGAAGGCCTGATCCATTCGATCGCTACGATGGAGCCAGACCAGGATCAGCCGGTGGCGGACGAACCTAAAACGGTCGGCAGCGTGCTCGCTGCTTCCCTCCCGGCAGCACTGTCGGCCGGCATGTTCGCCATCGGCGCCTTGCTCATCTCGCTGCAGGTGCAGTTCGCCCGCGTCGAGGCCACCCTCCAGCAGATGGCCGGCACCATCGGAGAACTGAAGAACGACAGCAGGGCAGAGCTCACGCAGCTGGACCAGCGCGTGCGTGCCCTTGAAATGCGGAACTAACCTGAGGCCATCGACGTGGACGCCATGAGCCCCGAGACTGCCGCAATCATCGCCATTGTCATCGCTGCAGGCAGCGAGATCATCGCGATCAGCCCCCTGAAGTCCAACAGCTGGATCCAGCTGCTGCTGCAGGCCGGCCGGATGATGTTCCCCAAGCAGCGCCGCTGATCGATGGCCAACCCCGCGCCGATCACGCTCGAGCAGCTCTTCAGGTTCTACCGCGGGCTGCCGCACCAGGCTGCCGCGATCGAGACCCTCGAGCAGGATCTCGCCACCAACGGCTACGCGGCCGCCATGCGCCGCGATCGGGCGTGGTTCAACACCTGGAGTCAGGACGGCAAACAGGCGGACCTCGCCGCGGCCCTGAAGCTGATCAAGGACTTCGAGGGCTGTCACCTCGAGGCCTATCCCGACCCGCTCAGCGGCGGCGAGCCGTGGACGATCGGCTATGGCACCACCCGCTACAACGACGGCCGGCCGGTGCAGCCCGGCGACAGGATCAACGCGATCGAGGCCGACCTGCTGCTGCGGCAGGAGGTGGACCGGATCGCCGGCAAGCTGCGCGAGACCGTGCCCAGCTGGGGTGAGATGGCCGACCACCAGAAGTGCGCGCTGATCTCGTTCGCCTACAACCTCGGCACCGGGTTTTACGGCGCCAAGGGGTTCGAGACCATCAGCCGGCGGCTCAGGGAGAAGGACTGGCCCGGCGTGCCCGATGCCCTGCTGCTCTACCGCAACCCCGGCACCAACGTGGAGGCCGGCCTGAAGCGGCGCCGCATCGCCGAGGGTGACCTCTGGGGCCGTGATAAGCAGACCACCGGCCCGGTCTCGGCGATGTTTACCCCCGAGTCGCCCTTCAGCTTCAAGCTCACCCCGCACATCACATACGGCGAGTTTGCGCTCGGCCAGGAGGCCCGGCGCTTCGATCACCAGTTCCAGTGCGACATCGCGATCAGGCTGGCGCAGTTCCTCGAGAAGGTGCGCGCGCAGTTCGGCGGCCGGCCGCTGGTGATCACCTCCGGCTACCGCCCCACGGCCGTAAATCGGGCCGTGGGCGGCGCCTCGAGCTCGGAGCACCTCTACGACGCGCCTGGCGTGGGTGCGGTGGACTTTTTCGTGGACGGCGTGGACATCTACGCCGTGCAGGTCTGGTGCGATCAGAACTGGCCCTACAGCCTCGGCTACGGCGCACCCAAGGGCTTCGTGCATCTTGGCATTCGCAAGGGCGCACCTAGGGTTCGGTGGGTTTACTGACGATCGCGTGCCTCTCCCCGACTACGAGCTCCACCACCTCTGCCAGCAC